CATTTTGAGGCAACATCATTCTACACAAGGAGTAGCGCTATTCCATTAAATCAATCTTTTAATGTTAACGGATCCATGATGATGCATCCAAGAGATTTTAATGCTCCGGCAAAAGAAATTGTGAATTGTAGGTGTTATTTAGGATATGTTGTGTAAGTTTGTTTTGTAATTGTGTGTGTGGTGTACATGATTACGATATATGTTTAAATATTGTGTAGAGAGCGTTCGTAAATGAATGCTCTTTTTTTTTATTAACTTTGACGTAAAATTTATTATGTTAAGGTTCAAAGGAAATTATTTTGATGACATGGATGACGAAAAAGGTGTCGTCAAAGGATATGCATCAACTTTCAATAATGTTGATTCAGACAACGATATCATCACAAAAGGTGCTTACACCAAAACTCTTCAAGAGAACTCTGAGAGAATAGCATTCTTATACCAACATAATATGCATCAACCAATTGGTAAGGCTATCTCCATGAAAGAGGATGACAAAGGCTTATTTATTGAAGCAAAAATATCAGATAGTTCTTTAGGAAAGGATGTTAAAACAATGGTTTCCGAAGGAATATTAAAAGAGTTTTCTGTTGGATTTATTCCAATTAAGGAAGAACAAGGTGCTGCTAATATCAACTACATCAAGGAAATTAAATTATTTGAATTTTCATTGGTAACCTTGGCAGCTAATCCTTTGGCTCAAGTAACTGAGTTTAAAGGAACAAAATCAGTTGATAATCTAATAGATGAATTTGATAAGTTAATAGGAATGTCTAGAAAACTTGACAATCCTCATCTAATGGAATTTGAATTACGAATGCTAAGAGAGAAATCTTCACTTATACTTAATGAGTCTCAAAAATCTGAACTCCAAAAAGAATCAGTCGAAAGCAAAAGGATAGCAGACGAATTAGATAACTTTTTATTAAGATTATAAATGGAAGATTTAAACCAACGCTTAACATCCCTCAAGGAGGGGTTAGAAGGCACTATTGATGCTAAAGTAGAGCAATCAGTAGAAAAAAATATGGGTTCTGATTACAAGAACCAATTAAAAGGAGAAGTAAACGAATTGATTTCAAAGCATGGAAAAGTTGTTGAGGATTTAAACTCAAGAATTGATTCATTGGAATTGGATAAGCAGAAGTCACTTCAGAATGCTCCACCAAAAAATTTCAGCGCAAACCTAAAAGCGGCTTTAGCTGATAGTGCTAGTTTTAAATCGTTTATGAGCGGAGATTCGTCTAAAGCTACATTAAACCTTAAGGCTATTATGACAACTGCTGCTAACGCATCGGGTGATACTGTACCGGCTGATAGACTAAACGGATTTTACTATGATCCAACTAGAACTACTAGGGTAAGAGATTTACTAACTACAATCTCAACTGATTCTAACACAATTCGATATATCCAAGAAACTTCTTACACTAACGGCGCTGCTGCTAGAGTTGAGGCTTCTGCTTACGGAGAATCTGAATTTAAGTTGGATCCTGTTGATGCTCCTGTAAGAAGCATTGGTTCTCAGTTAACTATGACTAAGGAAATGTTTAACGATGTTCCCGCTTTAAGTGGATACATTTCTACAAGGATTCCCGCTAAGGTGATGAATGTGGAAGACAATCAGTTGTTATTTGGTGCCGGAACAGGCGCTAATTTGCAAGGGTTGATGACTGCCGGTGGTGGTGCTGCTTTTAACGAGGCTTCATCTGCTGCTTTCTATCAGTTCTTTGGTGCTAATGCTTCTGCATACACTAATGAGTTTGATGTACTAATCGCTGCGAAGAACCAAGCACAAATTGCTGAGTATCTTCCTACTGCGGTTATGGTTAATCCAACTGATTACAATAAAATGTTTTTGAATAAGGATGCCAACGCTAATTACGTTGTGTTTGTTAATGGTGTATTGACAATTTTAGGAACTCCTATATATCCTTCAACTGCGGTAACTGCTGATAAGTTTATTATCGGTGATTTCTCTGCGGGTGCTACTTTAGCAATGAGAGAAGATATGGAAATTTCTTTCTCTGAGCAACATTCTGACAACTTTGTTAAGGATTTGGTTACTGTAAAAGCTACAGAAAGAATTGCTTTGCCAATTCACAATCCAAATGCTTTTGTTCATGGAACGTTCTCAACTGCTATTGCAAGTTTGAATGCCTAAACCACTTATGTGTGTTTGTTTGAAAGGGGGGTGCAATTTGCATCCCTTTTTCTTTGTTTTTATATTTTTTGTTATTAACCTTGTTTTATGAACGAAGAATACGATTACACAAATCCGAATCATTATAAAACAGGAGGAAAAGAAACCTTTGAAATGATGATAGACATTTGGGGCAAAGAAGCGTTTATTAAGCATTGTGAGATGACTTCTTTTAAATATCGTATGAGAGTAGGAACAAAACCAAACGAGCCTATTGAAAGAGATTTATCAAAGGCTAAGTGGTACGAATTAAAAGCTAAACAACTAAGAGATGAGAAGTAAATACTATAAATTAAGAGAAGAGGTTCTTGATGTTCGAAGAAACATAAAAGAGGTAAATGAAATTATAGAAAAATATTTAAATAAGGAAAAAATATTCCTTAGTGATATCAATAAAATGAATAAACTTTTAGGGCATAAAATCCCAATGGAGATGACATCAGTTATTCAAAGTAAAGAGTATACTTAATATTTTTTTTCTTGTTTTTTTTTAGTTTAGAAAGTCACCTTTAAAATGGTGGCTTTTTTTATTTATCTTTGTTAAAAAAATAATTATGATAATCAAGGGTTTACTTAATATTATTGAAACTGTAATACCATTAGCGGGAGAAGTTGTAGAGCAAGTTAAGTCTACAGAAGGTGGCGAAGGTAAATTTAAACTAACACCTAGATTTATCAAGCAAGTAATAAGATTGCTCGTAGCGGGTTGTGTCATGTATATGTTCATAAGCGGTAAGATAGGTTTAGAGGAAGCGCAAGATATTATTAAATAATATAATGAACGAATGGCTTACTCAGTATTGGGCAGAATTGATGGCATTATTAGGAGTTGGAGCAACAGGAGCCGGAGGAAGCGTCCTTGGACACAAACTAATTGACAAACAACAAAACGCTACCTTGAAGCAACACGACAATAGACTAGATAATCTAGAAAAGAAAGTTAATACGATAGAGAGTGAGGTAAAAATTAATAGTACTTCTGATCAACAATTTAGAAATGAAATAGGACATAGGCTAGGTAGTATAGAAAATTTAAATAATAAAATTTTAGAACATTTATTAAAATCAAAGTAGTATGGCACAAATGAAAGTAAAAGTTGATTTCTTACATGATGGTAGACAATTTAAGGTAGGGGATATTTTAGATGTTTCCTCTAAAGCTGATCAACAACACTTAATTAAAACAGGACAAGCTATTCATGAAACATATGATTTCGTTAAGAAAGAAGAAAAGCAAGTTGTTCAGACTAAGGAATTAAAGGTTGAGGTAGAAACCAAAGAAGAAGAGGTAGATGATATTGATTCTTTAAGAGAACAATATTTAGATAAATTTGGTAAAGAAGCCGACAAAAGATGGAAAGAATCTCGTTTAATTGAAGAATTAGAGAATGATTAATTATACTATTTCTGATGCGAGTGGACAAAGCGATAGTTTTGATTATTTAACATTAACTGAAATAAAGAACTATCTGAAGGTAGATAACTCTACTGATGATGTTCTTATTGGTGATATGTTTCAAGCTGCTGCTTCTTATATAGAAAGGCAATTCAAGCAAACACTAAGAGACAGAGATATTGTAATTCAATACGATTCTACAGAGAAATATATTGATTTATTGTTTTCTCCTGTAACTACTATTACTAACGTAACTTATAATACTTTTAATTCAGATGGTAGTGGTACGTTTACTGAATCTACTGATTATTGGACTTATGGATTAACTAATAGTAGAGCAAGAAGTTTGGTTTTAGATTTTAAAAAATCATATGAAACAGTAAACATTTACTATAATTCGGATGGATCCTCCGTCCCAAGTGAAATAAAACTAGCTACACTCGCTTACATTAAGGTTATGTACGATAATAATAGAAGTTTCTTTGATAAGGATGTACCTACGGCGCCACCCACAGAGACAATTCAATTAATGTCTCCGTACAAACCTATTGTAATATGAGGGAAAGAATAACTATCAAATCTAGGACTTATACTACAAGCACAACAGGACAACGCTCTTTTGATACTGAAGTTGATGTTTTAACTACTTGGGCAGATATTTATCAGCGAAGAAGAGATTTTCAAGACTTAACAGGAACTCAAAATGTATTGGAAGGTGATTGGGTATTTAGAATAAGAAATGCTCAATTAGAGGTTCCTATATCTAAATCTAATTTTATTTTTTGGAGAGATAAAGAATATAGTATTACCTCAATCTCAGCACAAGAAAGTCATCAAAGAATGATTGATGTTACTTGCCGTATAATTGAATGAGTTTTAAGTTTAAACATAATGCGGATAAAATATCTATTAATTTAAGTAGATCCATTGGTAAAAAAATAATAGCAATAGAATCTGCTATTGATAAATTTATTGATAATACCGAGAGAGATGCTAAAAGAAATATTTCTTCAAACGGAAATATATATGAATCTAAGTTGATAAATAGCTTTGTAAAAAAAGT